GGCGGATCAGTGGTCTTCGAACAAGGTTTATTTGGGTGGCGATACGCGGGACTCTGGCGAGAAGGATCCTACGATTGAGGCTCTGGGTATGGGCGGCCAGATTTACGGGTCTCGTGCTTCGTTGATTGTTTTGGATGACGTTGTGACGTTGTCGAATGCTTCTGAGTGGCCTAAGCAGCAGGATTGGGTTCGGCAGGAGGTTGCTTCTCGTTTGCCTCCTGATGGCGGCCAACTGTTGGTGGTGGGTACTCGGGTGTCTGCTGTGGATTTGTATCGCGAGTTACGTAATGAGGATCATTACACGGATGCTTTGGTTCCGTGGACGTATCTTGGTATGCCTGCAGTGTTGGAGTATGCAGAGAAAACTGAGGATTGGGTTACGTTGTGGCCGAAGTCTGAGCAGCCGTTGAGTGAAACGGATAAGCCAGATGATGATGGCATGTTTGAGCGTTGGTCTGGTCGGCGCATGGATAAGGTGCGTAACGAGGTTGGTCCGGGTAAATGGTCGTTGGTTTACCAGAATCATGACGTGTCTGAGAATGCTATTTTTGACCCGGTGTGCGTCAGAGGCGCAATTAACGGTATGAGAAAACCGGGTCCACTCATTGCGGGTGCGACTGGTCACCCTGTGGATAGTTCACACTTCTACAGGGTGATTGGTTTAGACCCTGCTATGAGCGGGGATACGGCTGCGGTGGCGTACGCTATTGATAGGCGTACACAGAAGCGTTACGTGATGGATGTTCACGTGATGACGGCCCCTACCCCTGCCGCTATTCGTACTTTGTTGAAGGACTGGGCGGAACGGTATCGCCCGAACACGGTCATTGTGGAGTCGAATGCGTTTCAGTTGTTCCTCACAAAAGATGAGGAGATCAGGAATCATTTGAATTCGCGCGGTATCGCGTACCGCCCTCATTTCACTGGTTCTAATAAGCAGGATCCTGAGTACGGTGTTGCCTCCCTAGCGACTTTGTTTGGGTCTAAGGAGAACCGTAAGGACCAGTTAACGCAGAAACATGCTGGCGATAACTTGATTGAGTTGCCGGATGCTTCCACTAATGGTCATATTAAGAAACTTGTGGAGCAGTTAATTACGTGGCAGCCGGGTGTGCGTGGTTCTAAATTAAAAATGGACGCTGTGATGGCGTTGTGGTTTTGCGAGATTGTTGCGCGGGACATTCTTTTCCGTGTAACGAATACACGGAACTTCATGACTAATGAGTTTACTTCGCAACAAGACATTGATAACCAGTACGTGATCAACCTTGACGATCTTACACAAGACGCTTCGGGTTTGGTGCGTTTATAAAGGAGTTGTTCGGGTGAGCGATTACGCACACAAATTTGATGCGCTGAAGAAGCGTTTCAGTGAACGCGATGAGCGTATGCGTGAAGTGTCTCTGGTTCGCGCTGGGCATGCTGATCAAGTTTTCCCGGGCATTTTCCCTACCCAAAAATGGTCACGTCCCATTATCGCTAACCTGATTGATGTTGTTGCCCGTGACTTTGCGGAACAAGCCGGTGTTATTCCCACGATTAGTGCCTCGGGTGACTCGGCCCTTGAGGAGTCTTCACGGACTCGGGCTGATAAGCGCACAAAGATAGCAAACTTTTATATTGCTTCATCCCGTTTGGGTATTGAAATGATTCGTGCTGCGGACCAGTACGCAACCTATGGTTTCACCCCGTTCCGTGTAGAGCCACACTTTAAAGAGAACCGTCCACATATTCACGTGGAAAACTCGATGGGTGCATATTTTGATCGGGATCGTTTCGGTCAAGTGAACTTGTATTGCCACACTTTCCGTCGTAAAGCAGGCGATGTGGCCGCTATGTTCCCTGAACTTGCCGACAAGATTATGAAACGTGGCATGTTCGGTGCGCAAGACGCGAACCAAATGATTGAGATTGTGCGTTGGTATGACGCTAAAACGTCTGTCATGTTTATTCCTGAACGTGACGGTCTCATGTTGGCGCAAACCGCAAACATTCTCGGTCGTGTACCTGTGGCTATCGCTCAACGTAACTCTCTTGACTCTGAGGCTCGAGGCCAGTTCGATGACGTGTTGTTTGTTTTCGCGGCTAAAGCGAAACTGGCGTTGCTCACGATGGATGCGGTCCAAAAATCTGTGGAGGCTCCACTTGCGCTGCCGCAAGATGTCACCCAGTTAACCGTTGGCCCTGACGCAGTCATTCGTTCTAACTCGCCGGAGAAAATCCGTCGCGTACCGTTGGATGTTCCCCAGTATGCATTCGCTGAGAACAATGTTTTGTCGGAGGAACTACGTTTAGGTACACGTTTCCCTGAGTCTCGCGCGGGACAATCTGAAGGTTCCATTGTTACCGGGCAGGGCATTAAAGCGTTGCAGGCTGGTTTCGATGGGCAAATCAAAACCGCCCAATCAATCATGGGTGAAGCACTCGGCGAAGCAATATCACTAGCCCTAGCAACCGATGAGGCTTTCTTCCCAGATGTGAAGAAAGAAGTCTCAGGTTCTGCTAACGGTGTGCCGTTCAAGTTGGCGTACACACCCGACAAAGACATTAACGGTGAGCATGGCATCAACGTGCAATACGGTTTGATGGCCGGTTTAGATCCCAACCGTGCCCTCGTGTTCGCGTTGCAGGCTCGCGGTGACAAACTTCTTTCCCGCCGTTTCGTTCGCAATAACCTCCCTGTCACGATGAATGCGGCTGAAGAAGAACGCGCCATTGACATGGAAGAGATGCGTGACTCACTCAAGGCGGGAGTGTCATCCCTTGCTGCTGCTATTCCTCAAATGGTGTCACAGGGTCAAGACCCCACAAAGATTATTGAACAAATGGCGATGGTTATTGATCAACGTAAAAAAGGTGTCCCGTTGGAGGATGCTGTAGCGAAAGCGTTCGCACCAGCACCTAAACCGGAACCGAAAGCACCAGATGCTGCACCGTCAATGTTTGGTGATGAAGCACCCGCTGAACCTGCACAGGAAGAAATCCCGTCAGGTCCAGTAACGAATGAGGCGTTACCGCAAGGTCCGCCAGCAATGCAGCAGTTACTCGCAGGTTTAACAAGTTCAGGTCAAGCAAGTATGTCTAACCGTGTGGTTAGAAATATCCCCGCATAAAAGGAGAAATCATGGGTATGGGAAAGCAAGGCGGAATGGTGAAAGCACCAGTCGCTACAAACATTGAAGGTAAGAAAAACGGTGGCGCTGTTGTTGGCGGTGGCATGGTGAAGTACGGCATGACCCCTAAGCCTGTCGCTGGGAATTCTAAGAAGACTAAGTAGTGGCAGCCTCAATGAAGTCCCCTCGGCCAAAGAAGACGGCTGTCACGGGAACTAAATACATTACAGAGGGTCGTCCTGCAAAGAAGAAGCCGTCGACAGTTCTCCAAAAACCTATAAAACTTTTGCCGAAGCCTGCAAGAAAGTCGATTGCTGAGGGACGTAAACCTGCACCGAAACCTGCAAGAAAATTGATGCCGGGTAAAGCGGGAATGGTGGACATGCCAATGAAAGACAAGATCAAACCAATGCCTCGCCCCAGTAAAACCGGTGGCAAGCCTGCACGTAAACCAATGATCAGCCGCCGAAGCGGCTTCTAAATCTAGGAATAATAATGCTGCCCAGCAACTCGAAGAAGAAAAGCATCCCTGCATCATTGAGGGCACGTAAGCCAATCCCTGAGTCACTTAAAGCGCGTAAACCTGCACAGCGCAGTACTCCTAAATTTGTACGCGGCGGCGGCGCTGGTCCCGGTGAGGGTGTTCTTGCTAGTCAAGTAGTGGAAGCAATGAAGTTTCTTTTTGGTGACAGCAGTGAGATTACAACGAATTCTGGTGGAGTAACACGTAAAGTTAAACTTGCAGAGGCTGGAAACCCGATTGGGTCAATTATTGGCGCTGCTGGTCGCAAACTAGCGGCAGATGCGGCAAAAGGAATCGCTAAAAAAGAAGCGAAGAACACTGCATCTTTGACTAAGCCTCGCACCGCCAAGCCTGCAAAGCCTGCAGCAAAACTTTCCAAGGCTGAAGCACGCGACATGGAACTTGCGGACATTAAAAGACTAATGATGCCTGATCCTCGCCCTGCACGTGCTGCAGCGAAGTTCTCTGCTGATGACGGTATCCGTCAGGCTATGCGTGGCAAGTCCGGCAAGGCGTTAACGACAGGCCCGAAGCCTGTGCGTTCAGGTTTTAAAACCGCTGCTGCTTTCAAAACTGCTTTGAAGAAGTGGGAAAGTAAGTTAGAGGCTAACCGTGCAGCGGTTCGTGGTGGGGGAGACTCAACACCTGTTGCACCGAAAGCGACTCCTGCAGTGAAGAAGCCTGCGGTGAAGAAGGATCCAGCCCCGGTTGCGAAGAAAGATCCCGTAACTCCGAAGAAGCCAGCAGTAAAGAAACCTCAGGCTAAGAAGCCAACTCCTAGCACTGCTCTTGTGAAGCGTCCGGGTAGCGCGGTTGCGACTCGTCCGGGTGCGCCCACTGCTAGCACTGCTAGCAAGGATGTAGTGAAAGAGCGTGGCGTTCCAACCTTCTCGTATGCACGTCCAACGACTGCTGCGGGTCGAGCAAAGTTGGCAATTGAAGGTCCAAAGGCGCAAGCGAAGCGTCCTGCTGCCATTGCTGCAGGCCGGTCGCAGTTAGCGATTGAGGGTCCGAAGAAGGCGGCCACGGCTGCTAAGGGTGGCATGTCTAAAAAGAAGAAAGCACTCATTGGTGCTGCTGGTGCTACTGGTCTTTTGTTTGGTGCAGGTGAAGTTCTAAGACGTTCAGATAGTGAAAGCAGCAAGGCTGACGGTGCTGAAGGAATTAAGCGTCAAGTGTTGACGGATAAGTACGGCCGTCAAATCGGTCGCGCTGAATACAACCGGCGTGAAAAGTACCGGGCAAGCATTGCCGGTAAGACACCTAAGCAGGTTGAAAAGATGCGCAAGGCTGAGCAGAAACGTCGACTTGAATTCCGCAGGTCGGATGGCAAGAAGCAGTTCGGCGCTCTTGCTTCCAAGAAGAGTAAGAATCTCAATGTTCCTGTTGGCACAAAAGTCAGGAAGATACGTCAAGGACCAGTGAGTCCTCAAAACATTCGGGATCGTGAAAGATTTAAGTAGGGGTTATGGCGCAAGCAAACGTGAGTGGACCGGGGCCGTTTAGTCAACGCACAGACGTGAAGGGGCAACCTCAACGTGATCTTGGTGGTGCGGCCTACGGTGAGCAGAAAGAGTTTTCTGACATTCAGGGTGGCGCGAAAATGAATCGTGGCTCAATGGGTGGGGGCATGCCTGCCATGCCAGCCATGCCAAAGGTCACTGGTTTAGGTGAACCCACTCAACGCCCTGAAGAGCCTGTTACTTCTGGTGCGCCCAGTGGTCCCGGTGGGGGTTTGGAAAGTATTGGCTATGGCGATACTCCACAGAAGCAAAACATGATGGATGCGAAGGCTGTGGCCCGCTACATGCCATCGCTTACTCGTGCCGCTAACACTCCCGGTGTACCACCATCGTTCGTTCGTTTCGTGAAGTATGTGAGGGAAATGTCTCTGTGAGTCAATTTGTTCGTAACATCGCTGCCGCTGTCGATGCATTAGGCATCGAGCCGGTTGGGGTCATTTACGGGATTGGCATGACTACTTGGGATTCTGATAAGGATCGTGACGATTTTCTTCAATTGATTACGGGGGGTCAGCGTGGCTAAGAACGCCCCGATCATTCCTGCTGCTAATTATTCCCGTCAAATTGAGCGTTTCAATCAGCCTACGGTTGAACAGCAGCAGCGTCAGCGTGATCAGGAGATTGCTCAACAGCAGGCTGCTGCTCGCGCTTTGGAACAACAAAGGTTGGAAGAGCAAGGCAACCAAACCATTTGGCAACGCTTCGGTTCCTTTGTTGGTGGCGCTGCAAGCACTGCGGCTTCTGCCGTGGGTGATGCTGCAGATTTCCTTGTCCCTAACGATTCACGTTCTGTTCCCGTGTTGGGTCAGGTTGCTCGCGCTGGTAGCGCGGTCGTCGACAATGTTGTTAAACCAGCAACCATAAATACTTTTAATGCGTACGACTATGCAGCGGACAATATTTCTCTTACTTTGTCTACTGGTGCTAACGCAGCGAACCCTAAGTATTGGCAGAACCGTGGTTCCAATGGAAGCCTGATTAGCGATTCTATGGATGTAAGTCCCGGTCGCGCAACGGTCGCAGCAGTGGAAGGTTTGGGTAGTTACCTTGGTCCATTAACCCAGCCTCTCGTTGGTGGTTCGAGTGATGACGCTGGTCTTAAAGGTATCTACAGAACTGACCCCGAATTCAATATTGCCAACAAGGCTCAGCGCGACAAGATGTTTGATGACAACTTGTCGCTGCGTTTAGCATCGGGTACTGCTGATGCTGCATACACATGGTTCCTTGACCCGGGTGTTATTGCCGGTAAAGGGATTACGGTTGCTCGGCGAGGAACAACAATGTTTGGTAAAGACTTCGCTGGGTTAACGGCACGTTCAACAATGGACCGTAGTGGGCGTGTTAATGAGGCAACGATGCGCCAAGTTGAGAAAGAACTTGACGAGTCAATGGAGTTCGCTGCGGGTGCGCGTGAAAGCGATAGTGCTTTAGGTGTGGTTGCTGATCAGATTGTTCGCGGGGACTATGAGGAACTGTTGAAACAAAGACAGTTTAAAGGCCCGAACCGTGATCAGGCTGCAGCGATTGGTTCGCTGATCAAAGACAAGACTGATGCAATTAATTTCCTTGGTGCTTCTTATGGTGTGAAGAAGTATCAGGATGCTCTTGCGCAGTCTGCTGGTGACTTGTGGGTTTCGATGGTGCGTACCGCTAAAGGTAACCCGTACGAAACTATTACTTTGAACACTCCTTCTGGTGCTGCCCGCCCTGTTCTTCTTGATGACCTTGTCGAGGATCGTGCAACGGTTCGTGCTGTCATCGAGGGTGCATCGAAACGTGACCCTGAACTGGCTGAGGCTTTACGCCGCTCGGATGCGTTGAATGCAGCAAACATGCAGATTGACAGCATGCCTGTTGGGTTCCTTGACTACGTGGGTGGTTCCAGTGCGCAGGGTATCCGCATCGCTCAAGCGTGGCGTGATGGCAAACAGGTACGCAAGGCGTTACTAACGGGTGATCGTGCTGCAAGCACACGGGCTGGTGTGTCAGGCACTGCTGCCATTAAGGCTCGTTACGCTCGACCTGACGGTACAGCGCCAGCACTTTTTGAGAGTGTTTTTCAAGCGTCAAGTACGGCCCCCCGCATTCGCATGTGGGACTGGGTGACGGGCAGTGTGGCTAATGGCCACATCAACATTCGTGATTTCAATGACGGTAAGTCCGCTGATGAACTGATGGCTGCCTTGACGGATTCTCCTTCGGTTAAGAAGGACAAGGATTTTATGAAGGCGCAGTTGAATTTGTTTGCTGCCGCTGGCTCCAGTACTGAGTTGAAGTACGGTGCGATCAGGCAGATTGAAAAAAATGTGACTGACTTCCTCGCTGACAAGCATGGCGGGAATAAGCCGTTGTTGCAGGAATTGTATAAGCGTCTTGACAAGAATCGTTCAACAGCGGTTGAGGCTTTTCAAAAGCGTGGGTATGCGGTTGATCCTGAGAATGGTGACATTCTCATGAGTACAGCGCAGATGCGTTCACAACTTGCGAACAGTATGCCGATGTTGAACATGCGCGTGTTGGAGAAATCAGCAAAGATCGCAGGTCGTGACGTGTATAAGAATGTTACTGACGCTGATCTGGTGGGCATTCGGAAGCAGGTCGTTGGTGCTGGAGCAAAAACTTTCCTTGATGAGGTTGAGACTTTGTGGAAGGCCGGTGTTCTTCTGCGTCTTGGTTACACGCAACGCAACGTGGTTGAGGGTTGGCTGCGTAGCCTCGCTTATCTTGGCACGATTCCAGCGTTGGCTAACGCACCGCAGGGTTTCTCTAACTCTTTGTACAACAACACTCGACGCATCGCGTCGAAAGTTCCTGTTGCCTCTCCTAATGGCAAGGTCACAACACGCCTTAAGGGCATGACGATTCTGCAAAAGAAAACCGTTAACTCTGTTAACGAGTTACAGCGAAGGCTTGCTGAGGCGGAGGATCTTGCACGGCGGGGAACACCTGACATGCCTGATGTTGAATTACTTAAGTTGCGTGAGCAGTTGCAATCTAAGATTGATGATCTTGTAAAGATCGAGACTCGCGTTGGTAACTTGAAGTCACGTCGCGCAATGGGTGATGATGGCGCTTTCTCTGGTGAGTATGCGGATATTATTCGTAGGCTTTCTAGTGCGGATCAAACCACGCGCGAGTTTCTTGAGTCCGCAGTTATGCGGAATCGCCAAGAGGCTTTGGATGATCGCAACTGGAAGATTGTTCAACCCGGCGATGACCAGTACTGGAAAGAACTATCGAATGCAATCCGGCAGTTTCGTGCTGATGAGATTGGTGTTCGTCTTCTTCGTGGGGAAAACATCGGTGACATTGTTGCTTTCGTGAAATCTTCAAAGGGCAAGAATTACCGCAATGACATGCAACTTTCTTACGATGAGGTTGAGGGTCGTGTTGTTCAGTTGTCTGAGATCATTGACGATTACATCCCTTTGCAGTCTGTGCGCAGCATGGCTGCTAAAAGCGATTTGACCGAAACACAGTTGCAAGCGCGACTGGGCAGTTTGTCTGCTGGTGCTATACGTAAACCTTTCGATGGTGCTGCTGGGCGTAAGCGTTTCGCTGAATTGTTGGACACGAACAGCCAAAAGAAGGCTGTCATGAAAATGTCTGATGAGGAGTTTGATGATGCTGTTCGCGGATACAATGCACAGATTGCTGCTGAGGGTGCAACTTTAAGTCCTATTCATGGCCGCAAGGTAATGGCGTTGAGTGGTGGGCAGATCGGTGCAAAGATCTACCAAGCACCTATCCAATACTTGTTTAAAGCCTTAGGAACCTTTCCTGAAACAACATTGGTTCGTCACCCGTTTTATGCGGAAGTGTGGTCACGCCGCACGAACGCTTTGCGTGACATGGCTATTCGTCAAGGTCGTGACATTAACCCAACCACGGTTGAGGGTGCGAAGGTTGTTGAACAGATCGATAAGGCTGCGCATCGTTATGCGATGCGTGCCACGAACGAAACCTTGTACACCATTGAGCGGTACTCGAACATAGCGAATACGTTCCGCTGGTTCTCACCGTTTATTGCAGCGTGGGAGAACTCGTTCAAGGTGTGGACGAAGATGATTGTTAATGATCCGTCTATCGCTGCACGGGCAAGCATCCTGTGGGACATCCCATCCCAGTTGGGGTTGATTGTTGATCAGAATGGCGAGAAGATTGAGGGGAGTCGTTTCGATTTCCTGACGGGTAACGTGGATCAATACATTACTTTGCCGTCTGCTATGAATGATTTCTTCATGAAGTTTAGTGGCGGTATTCCGTTCCGTGTACCTAGATCGTCTTTTAACTTTGTCACTCCGGGTGCTACCCCGTACCTTCCGGGGTTCGGTCCCATCGTGACGTACCCGGTTGGTGCTGTTCTTGCCCAGAAGCCTGACCTTCAGGAGATTCTCCGTGAGAATCTTGGCGATACTTTGTACACGCAGATTGCACCGTTCGGTGTTCCACAGAATGATCTTGTTGATTCGTTTGCCCCACCGTGGGCGAGGCGAATGATTCAGCGTTGGCAGGGTGAATCGGATCAGGATTACTTAAAGGTGGTTGGTGCTGTCTCACAATCTGCAATGGTTCAGTGGTATAAGAACGGTGCTGATCCTGATGAGAAGCCACAGCCTGATGAAATGATGCAGAGGGCGAATGACTTCTTCTTGTTTGCAACGATTGTTTCCCTGTCGGCCCCTGTTTCTTTGAACCGGATCAGTCCGTTTCAGAAACAGATCGACGTGTGGAACGCATTACGCACAGATCCCACATTAACTTATGCACAAAAGGTGG